GATGGGCAATGGCAATGGCTGATTGTCGATGACGGCGTTGGTTATACCCAAGGCGATCAAATTACCATCAGTTTCCCAGACTTCACGGAGGTCGTGACGACAGTCACCGTTGCATCGACAGTGACCGAGGGAGAAGTCACTGAGGCAATCATCATCAACCCAGTGGATGCAGTCGCGGATTACTGGAAGTACGAAGCCGAGCAGCCCAGCCACGCCGACAACCCTGAGCACGAGATCGTGTACATCAACGAGCAGGTTCGGCAAGACACTGCACCGGAGTACAACGATCTATCCCAGATCGGTTTGCGCCTGCTGGCGGGCAGGGAGTGGACAAGCCTGGGGCAACTGACCGCTTACGTCCAAAAAGGCATCGACGTTGAACGCTTGATCACGGACGCTGGTGCGCCTACTTCGTCACTGACCGGACCAACCAACAACCTGCCGGAGATTGCTTACAACCTGCTGGTCAGCCCTCGCCTTGGTGCTGGTCAAAAGGTCTCGGCGTCTTCGGTAGACCGCGAGGCAATGCAAAACGCTGCACGCTTCTGCCGCGCCAACGGCTTCACCTGGGATGGCGTACTGGGCGAGCGCGTCAACCTGCGCGATTGGACCTTCACCAACGCTGCCTACTGCCTGCTCGACTTCACGATCATCGGCGGACGTTTTGCACTGGTGCCTTCTGTCCCGTACAACGCCGACACATTTGAGATTGCGGCAAGCCAAGCCCCGGTCATTTCTGCACTGTTCACCGACGGCAACATCCGCAACCTGCAGGTCAACTTCCTCAGCTCCGAAGAACGCCGCTTGTTCCAAGCTGTTGTGTCCTACCGCGAAGAAGTGCTGAACGGCTTCAGCTCACAGCAGACGATCCGCGTCAGGTTGGGCGATGCCTACGGCGGTGCTGACACTGATCCAGAAGAAGCCTTTGATCTGACGGACTTCTGCACCAACCCTGCACAGGCTCTGACCTTCGCCAAGCACGCACTGCTGCTCCGCAAGGAAATCGACCACAGCATCACGTTTGAAACCGTGCCTGGCGCAGCAGCCTCCCTCACTCCTGGTTCGTACATCAAGCTGATCAGCGAGGCTACGCACACCAGCCGCTTCAACAACGGCAGCATCGACGGCGAGGGCAACATCACCTCCACCACTGACATCGGTGATGGAACGCATCAAATCCTGTACTGGATGCCTGGTGAAACCGAAGTCAAGGAGTCGTCACTTGAAGTGGTCGGCAAAAAGACAGGCAACCCCGCACTGTTCAATGTGGTGTTCACGGTTGTCACAACGTCCGTTGAAAAACGGGTCTACAAAACCGAGACAATCACACTGACTGAGGAAGGATTCGTGCAGGTCACCGCCACGCACCAGCCAATAGCCGACAATGGCGGGCTAGCTACAATCCAGTTTGACCCCACGCATTTCGTGGTTGAGGACTGATGGCAGCCGTAGCGTTCCCGGCATTGGTCCCAACTCAACGGACATACGATCCGGGCACTTTTCCCGAGACCAAATTTGAAGCGCAGAACGGTTCAGTGGTGCGTATGCGCTACGGCAACCAGCGCACATCCAGCAGTCTGTCGCTGAAATTCGAGAACATTAGTGATTACGACGCCTCGTTGATTCTTGCCAACTTCCAGCAAGTGATGCAGGCAGACAACTGGGCAATTTTTACCGCTGCGAATGTTGCTGCTGGCGCTTCATCCGAGCTGGTGCCTTGGATCACCGAAACCAATAGCGCGTTGCGGTGGAAATATGACAGGCCGCCTAGTGTGAGCAGCGTTAAAGTAGGTCTAAGCACCGTGAGCTGCGAGTTTATTGGCGAGCTGATGGGAGCCTGACCTATGGCCAAGTATTACAGCGGACAAGACGGTGCCTTGTATTTGCAAGATGCACAGGTCGCCAAGGTCAAATCGTGGAGCCTTTCGGCAGCGACCGACGCGCTGGAGACCACAACACTGGCGGAAGGTGCCCGCACCTATACAACCGGATTGAAGTCTGCGACTGGTAGTTGCACCGTCATTTACTACGACGACGCCCCAGTCAACCTGCTGGATCAGCTCAATCAGACCAATCCCGGCAACCTGCCCACTTGCAAGCTCAAGCTGCAGTTTGATACCAAGTATTTCGAGTTTGACGCTGTACTGACTAGCGCCAACTTGGCTTGCACCGTTGGTGAAATTATGCAGGTCGATGTTGCCTTCCAGATGAGCGGTGATTTCCTGGCGAGGTCGCTATGACCGTTTTCCTTGGCGTTGCTGGTTATGTGGAACTGCAGCGCAGCCTGACGGGTGAAGTATTTACCAGCGTCATCAACCCAAGCGACGTAAATCCAACCAAAGATCGCTTCAGTTTTGACTTCCCAGAAGGGATGCTCTTAACGGGTGACCGCATCGAAATCAAAACCACAGATGGCGGTCTGCTGGACTTCGTTGCTGCTTCGGGCTGGGCTAACAGCACACAACAAAACGACGGCAACTGGTACATCAACGTCGACGAACTCGGCGGAATCAAGTTGTACGACAGCTTTTACAACGCCTTGAATGGCGAAGCATCAGGACGGGTTGATTTAGAAACACCTAGCCGCGACATTCCTGTTGAGGTTCGGAACGTAGACGCCAACAGCAAAATCCTGGGGCGCGTTACTGGCTACGAATTCAATAATGCCCGTGAGGCTGTTGACGTAACAGAGCTAAGTGATGAATTTAGAAAACAGCACAGCAGCCTAATTAGCGGCAACGGCAGTATTGATTGCCTCTTTGACTATCGCGCTCAAGGCAACAAACGTGACGGTCAAACCGCTGAGCTGGCTAGCTACATGCACCAGCTAGTGCTTAGACAAAAGCTCGGCGCTCAATTTGCGGCAAAACTGTTTGTCGTCGGCAGTGGCTGGGGCGAAGGCAGCGATGGTGTAGACGACCGCGTGTGGTTTGAGTTCCAAGGATTGATCACAAACGCAGGCATCAGCCTCAGCCCTGATCAAGTGGTTGCATCGCGCTTTGATTTTGTAACCACTGGCGCTATTGCACTGAAAGCCGCCACTGCCGCAGGCAACTACTTACTGCAGCAGAACAGTGATTACATCCTTTTAGAGCAGGACACCACAGCTAAGCTGGAGCTTGAATACGACTAACGCGAGCTGGTGCAATGGCGGACTTGCGGATTACTGACCTAACGGCACTGCCCGAGGGTGACGTAGCAGCTACCGATGTCCTGCCTATTGCCGATGTCAGCGCGAGCGAGACAAAAAAGGTAACCGCTAAGGATCTTGTTGAAGCAGGCGTTGCACTGATTGATGACGCCAGCATCCCGTCCGCCAAGCTGGCTGCGATCACACCCGGCAGTCTCGGCAACAGCACCAGCGCCGCACAATTCATTGCTGGTCCGACCGCAACCACTGGGGCATTCGCTGCCCGCACCATTGCGCCTGGTGATCTCCCGCTAGCAACTGCCGCAACTGTTGGCGCTGTCCGCATTGGCACCGGCATCACAGTTAGCAGCGGCGACATTTCAGTTTCTGCCGCAACCTCCGCAACCAGGGGCGGCGTCAGTGTTCCGGCTGCATCGGGACTTTCGGTTGACGGCTCTGGCGTTCTGAGCCACCAGTCCAGCATCACGGGTCAGACCAAAAACGGCTTCACCGTCAACGACAGCGGCCACATCACTGCTGTTGGCTCGATTGCATCAACAGACCTGCCGGTCGCTACAACCACCACTGTTGGTGGCGTTTTCATTGGCTCCGGTCTTGCAGTAACTGTTGGCGGTCAGCTCAACCACGCCGCAAGCATCGTTGCTGGAACCACTTCCGGCATTACTTACAACGCCAGCGGTCACATCACCGCAATCACGGCACTTGCTGGCAGCGACCTGCCTGCTGCGACGACATCCGTCAAAGGCGCGGTCAGCGTACCGGCTGGGGCACTGAGCGTTGATGGTGCTGGCGCACTTACTCACGACGTTTCTGCCGTCACCCCTGGCACCTACCCGAAGGTCACGGTTGATAGCCGCGGCCACGTCACTGCTGGCACCACGCTTGCAGCAGCGGACATTCCCGATATTTCAGCCGCAAAGCTGACCAGCGGGACACTCGATGTCAATGTTCTCGGCACCAACAGCATCACCGGAACCAAGCTGGGCAACAGCTCTACGGTCAAATTTGGCGGTTCTGGTTCAACTGCCGGTGTCGTCACATTCCCGACGGCTGAGTTCAAGGGACAGTATTTCTGGGACGAACTAAACGGCGACCTGTATCTGTGGTCTGGCTCTGCATGGCTGCCAGTCACTATCACCAGTGGTGAGCTGGTTTATGGCGGAACCTATGACGCCAGCGTCAATCAAGTCGGTTCTGTCACTACTGCTGGTTCTGCTGTTGGTCTGACGGCTGGCGCCTCACTGCCC